GATAAGGAGTTCAAGATCTATGAGCCACAAACAGGTGAAGCCTATGTCATCCCAGACACCAGAGAAGGTTGGGTTGAAAGCACCTCTACCCTCATCAATTCCTACCTTAAGCCAGATACGAAGAGCCCAGTCTTTGATTACTCGCTCATCCGCCCAGCGGGAGAACCAATCAAGATCTTTGGAGGAACCGCAGCAGGGCCAGACCCATTAATTAAACTACATGACTATGTAACTTCTATGTTCACGGGCCGTGGCGGAGAGTTACTTACTCGCCGCGATATCGCTGACATTGGAAACCTTATCGGTGTCTGCGTAGTCTCTGGCAACGTTCGCCGTTCAGCAGAACTTCTTATGGGTCGACTTGATGATCAAGAGTTCCTTGACCTTAAGAACTACGAGAAGAACCCTGACCGCATGGCTTATGGCTGGATGTCTAACAACTCTGTAGAGGTATCTGTTGGACAGAACCTTGATGGCATCATCGAGGGCATCTCTCGCAATGGTGAGCCTGGAGTTATCTGGATGGATGTCTCTCGCCAGTATGGTCGACTTGCTGATCCGATCAATAACAAGGATTGGCGCATCGCTGGCTACAACCCATGCGCTGAGCAGTCTCTTGAATCTTATGAGTGTTGTACTTTGGTTGAGACTTACCTCAATCGTCACACTGATCTTGAGGATTTTAAGCGCACTCTTAAGTTTGCTTATCTTTATGCCAAGACTGTAACTCTTCTTCCTACTCACTGGGAAGAGACAAACGCAATCATGCAACGCAATCGCCGTATCGGTACATCTGTCTCTGGTGTTGCTAACTTTGCAGATACAAAGGGCTTGCCTGTACTTCGTCAGTGGATGGACTCTGGCTATGAAGTGATTAAGTCTTACGATAAGTCTTACTCTGAATGGCTCGGTATTCGTGAGTCAATCAAGATGACAACTGTTAAACCAAGTGGAACTGTCTCGATTCTTGCAGGAGAGAGCCCAGGAGTTCACTGGACTGTTGGTGGTGCTTTCTTCAATCGCGCTATCCGCTTTGCTAATGCTGATCCTATGCTTCCTCTCTTTAAGATGGCTAACTATCGAGTAGAGCCAGCGAATGAATCACCTGATACAACTTCTGTTGTGTTCTTCCCTGTAAAGAGTAAAGCACGCAGAAGTGAGAAGGATGTAAGTATCTACGAGAAGATGGCACTTGCTGCTACGGCTCAACGCTACTGGTCAGATAACTCTGTATCTGTCACTGTGTCTTTTGATCCAGCAACAGAGGCTTCATCTATTGGTACGGCTTTGCATATGTATGACGGACAACTTAAGACTGTCTCGTTCTTGCCTATGATGAGTGATGTATACCCACAGATGCCTTACACACAGATCACAGAAGAAGAGTATGAGCAGGCTCGCATGACTTTGATGCCTATTGACTTTGCTGGCGTTTATGCTGGTATGGCTTCTGATGCTATTGGTGAGGCTTACTGCACCACCGATGCCTGCGAAGTGAAGTTGATTAAAGACAACCAGTAAAGAATAAAGCCTAGGAAGCCTCACCTTGTGGTGGGGCTTCTTGCTTTGGTACTCCAGTTAATCTCCAGTCTGGCTTACTAGTGAGGTGCCATTTTCTACACTCGTTGCAGATGTATGCGCGACAAGGTAGTTGACCTTGCTTCCCTTGCGATATTGCACTCTTCCACATAAGGCTTAGTACTCGTTGCGCCTGTCTTTGTGTTACATAGACTTTCTTATTCTTGCACTGCATCGCTCTCCCCTTCGAGGCATTCTTGATCATGCTTTATTAAATGTTTTTTTGGGTTCTTTAGATAGGCAACCTTTGTATCTTCTGCCTGATTAATCGTTTTGATAGTTACTGCGTATAGCGGTAGGTCACATCGATCGCAGATTAACATGATGTGTTGGTCATCAATTCGCCAGCCTATCTTGACCAGATGCTTCCAGAATAACTCTTCGAACTCGCTCTTGGTAAGGCTATTGGCTTTTGATACTTGGCTATAGAAATCTTCTTTGGAATACTGGTGTGGCTTTGCATGGTACGGCAACTCGTCTTGCACCCATGAGCCTTTTACTTTGCTCTCTACCTCTTGGCGTTTTCTTTTCCACTCGTAGTAATTGTTATCGCCTGTACTTGGCATCTTATGCTCCATTTCTATGAGATGCCCCTCTTTCGAGGGGCTCTCGTGCTCCTGCTATTGCTTCTTCTTAGGCTTTGCCTTTGACTTGTGTACCTTTGATGTGGCTTTGTATGGGTACTTCATTAGCCAGTACTGCACTACCGAAGTATTGGTTCCATGCCATGCACTCCAATCTCTGCCTGCGTTGCTCATGTGATAAGCAATTTGGGCATTGGTCACAGGATTTAGCAGTTGAGCGTTGTACGCTAAACCGAAGTAGGTTCGTCTATCTGCGCCCATTGAACCCAGCATATTGATCTGGAATAAGCCATAGGAGTGATCTCCTGTATGGACATTTCCATTGTAATCAAGCGCATTTCCATGTGATTCTTTCATGGCTACCGCCCACGCATACTTCAAGGATTGACCCTTGAATCCGACCGCGCTTAGCAGAGTGACCAGATCCTTCGGTGGAAGGACTGTGGCATTCTGAAACCGCTTCAAGATGAGCGTCTGGGCTTCTGCCTTACTAGGGGCTATGGCTGGGGCTGAGAGCCCTAGCATGACCGCCAGTATTACTGCTGATACTGAGATAGTTCCCAACATCACCCGTATTTTTGATATTGCTTTCATAGTTTCATCACTCCATAAAGTCATTGGCAAGTTCTCCTGCCGTTGACTGCTGGTGACGGAGGCGGTGTAAGTACCGCTCCGTAGTCTTAATTGACTGGTGACCTAGTCTCTCTTTGACCTCATGTACATCTACCCCATTTTTTAGTAACTGGGTAGCGTTGGCATGACGGAGATCGTGAGTTCTAGGAGTCCAGCCAATTCCTGATTTGGCTATTGCTTTGTTCCATGTGTTTCTCCATACTCCACGCGGTAAGTGGCTTGTTTCGTAGGTCATGGTCTGCCTACCCTCAGCCTTGCCCTTAGCCTTCCGATACTCTCGTCTCGTCTGGCTACAGGCTTGGCATCGGCAACCCCCATGGGTATAGGAGTAGAGCGTTCCATGCTTGAAGCGTTTTCCCCCTAGGGCGTACTGCCCCAGAGTATCCTGCTCGCGTGAAGGTTCTAGTTTACCTGCCGTTAATACTATCGAGATCGGGAAGAGCAGGTCATCTTTCCGCAGCGAATTAGCAAGGACATAGTCCTGAATCTCTTGTAATAGGGCTTTAGAGAGGGTTACAGAGCGTTTTCTGCCTGACTTGGTGGCATCGATCACCTTGAATCGCTCCCCAGAATTGTAGGATTTGCCCAATTCGCTCACTCTTCTCTGGATAAATACTTCCCCAGAGTTGAAGTCGAAGTCCTTGACCCGAAGTTCTGTAGCCTCACCAAAGCGAGCCCCAGAGAGCACGAGCATCTTGGCAAGTAACTTCGCGCCGTCAGTGGCCATGTATGAAAGTATCTTCTTAAACTCGGCAGGCTCAAGGACACTATGCAGATCTGGCTGGTTGACCTTGACCTTGATGCCATGGGTGGGATTGACCGAGATCTCCTCACTCTCCACGAGAGAGGCGAAGGCTGACCCTAGGCACGCCTTGACCTGACCCAGAGTTGCTGGCTTGACCCCCTCTAGCCTGAGGTCATTAAGTAACTTTCGAATCTGGCGGGTGGAGATGGAAGTTACTTGGTTTGAGCCTAGGCGATCTCGAACATAAGTTCGAAAGGTCATGGCGTAGTTCTTCTTAGTGATTGGCATGAGATCAGCCGTATTGAGCCACTTGTCGAAGTAATCAGATAGGCTGGAATCAGCCTCAGAAGGCTCGCTAACGCCCAGAACCTCAGCACGCATACCCGAAGTCTCAGCCTGAGCATAGGAATCCCATGTGCCAGCAGAAAGCCGTTTGCCGTTGACTCGATAATAGGCGGTAAACCGCTTACCGCGTTGTACTACATAAGCCATAATCCACCCCCTCAGAGTGTGTTACTGGAAAGTAACCTTACTCACCAGTAGGAAGTTAGTCAAATAAAAACCCCAGACCAAGATCTGGGGCAATGCTTGGGGTATCAAATTGCATAGAGAACCCAGAACAGAGGACTTACTGGTCGGCGTTGCCGTTCCAGAAGTCGGGATTGTAGGACTTATTGATTGGGTCATTAATGAGATCAGCCCAATCACAGATGCAGTCCAAGCGGTTGCTTGAACAGTTAGGACAACGATAACGATCTCCCCTAAAGAGATCTTCTAAGTAAATGGTCACTATTCCTCCTAGTGACTTGGGGCGTAGTCTGGCTACGATTCCACAACAGATTTAGACAATGCCTACATCGTTATACCTCCACTACCTGAGTGGTGATGAGATCGTAGGCATCAGTGAATGCCTCCACGATCGTGACACCACTGCCTACTGCTACAGTCTTTTCCCTCTTGTCGGTGAGATTGACCACGATGCGATCAGACATAACTGTTACATCAATCTCGTACTTACTAGCACTTCTTGCCATATTAGTTTCCCTTGCTCTCTCGTTTGGTTATCCATGTATCGATCGTTGACTTACTCCAGAGGGGCTTATTGCCGATCTGTAGATCTGGCTCTGGAAGGGTGTTTCGCTTTCGATGCCTGTATATCGTGTCGTACTTGAGTCCCGACAATTTTGCGATGTCGGTATATGTAAGCCATTCGCTCATGCTTTAGTACTCTCCTAAGATTGATCTTCATCGGTTGTATCTCGCTTATCTATGTATTCTAGAAATTGATCTAAGATCTTTGTTAGATCATCTACTGAGTGCTCGGTGAACCCAAGCAAGATCTCGATCACTTTCATGAGCCCCCAGATAATCATCTCTGGCTCTATGTCATTCTCTGAGAGAACGCGATCGAGATGATCGTTGGCTAGGTACTCCTTGATCTCTGGCGGTAATCCGTCTGGTCGCTCTGCCTCTACCTTGAAGCCACGAGCCACCTTGATAAACTCACTAGCGATCAAGATTGATTTGCGTAGTTCTAGTGCTTCTTGGTTCATGTATTACCCCTTACCTTTGCAGTTAAAACATATCCACATAACATTCTCTTGATTGTGTTCAATAAACTTTCCAGAAGTAATTAGCCCCTGTTGATTGCATTGATCGCAGGTATCTAATTGATCTGGTGTTACTTTGATTAGTTCTACATAGCCCATTACGCCACCTTTCCTGTCTTTACATATTTGTGTAAGTAATCTTTATTTTTCTTGCTGGTTCTGATTTTGTGGCAGTAAGCGCATCGCACTACACATTTGCCGATCTCCTTCTGCAATTTGATCAGTGGAATACCTTCTTGAATGCCGAGAGAGATGTCGAATGACTTGCGCCCTCTGACATGGTCGAAGTCGAGCCCTCTGATGTCTGCGTTGCCACAGTCCACGCATGGGTTCTCTGACTTGTACTCAGCGATGTACGCCTGCAGTACTGCACGCCTCTTTGACTTGGCGATCTTTGTCTGCTTGATCATGACCTTGTGGTTGTCGGTGTAGTGATCGTAACTCGACTTCTTCTGGCACGATCTGCACTGGGTCTGCAGTTTGTCTGGTCTGGCACTGTTGCGGTTGAAGAGATGTCTGCCCTTGTAGCGATTGCACTTGAAGCATCGCTTAGTTGTCTTTGACTTCATCACGCCACCTTTCGTTTATTTCTGGATACATAGACTGAGGAGACATATGTATCTCCGTAGTACATCTTGCCTCCCCATATTCCGTAGAGATAGGGCTGGCTTTGGGCATACTCAGCGCACTGATTGAGTAGCGGACACTGTCTGCAGATCTTGATTGCAGTCTGAATGTCTCTTCGAATCTCGAAGTTGTTATTGGGGAAGAATACCTCTGGGTCTACTTGAGCACAGAGTTGCGTTCCGTCATATGGCGATTGCACTTAATAGCCTCCTAAACAGTCCTTACCTTTGGTGTGGAGTGGTAATGCCTCCTGCATCTTATAGAGCGTTGGTGCGTAGAGCATGACTCCGCAGGCAGAGCATTGGAATGTCCATTCGTCTGCCCCGAAGTCATGCTGGAAGCCTTTATCGTTCATTGTTTGCTCCTTAGGTCTGTACAGAAGTGCTCGGTAACACCTGACTCGTTGCGTTGCTCCCAGACCTTCTGGGCATCTTGTAACGAGTCGAATCTACCTTCAAGATCGAGATCACGATCTTTGCGTGTGCGCTTGCATGAGCAGTTAGTTGCATGCAGCACCCACCTGCCGTCATTGGTGTTGAGGAATAGATCAATCATCTTCTGACTCCTCATCGATTGACTGACCGACTTCTGATGCAATTTCCTGCAGAGTTTCACCGAAGCGTTCGAGATCGATTGCCTCATACGAATCTTGCTCTGCAACTATGTCAGTCCATTGATCATCGGTGAGAGTTACTTCTGCATACTGCTCGACTGTTGCCTTATCCCAGTACGCCACGATGATCTGATCATCTGGCTTGAGATCTCGATTTAACTGCTCGATTAAATCTCTGACCTTCATCTCATGCTCCTATCTGTACGAAGTTGTGTGCTTGTGTCTCGATGAGATCGCCTTCTATTACAGAGATCTCCGAGAGATTGAGTACCTTGTACTTCATGGTGTGTGGGTTGCTGGGAGTCGTGTAGCCCACGATGAACCTGCGACCTTGAGTTCCTACAACTATGCCGTTGCGTAATCTGCCATGCGCCCGAATCCAGACCCAGTCATTGACCTTGAGGTTATAGGGCTGAGTAACTGTATTACCCCACACTAGATTTCCTGCTAACTCATTCAAAATCGACTTATGATCGAGAAGAGTCGCTTCAATATCGATGCGCTTCTTTGCCTTACTCGTGGTCTGCTTATGTGAGTTGGTGGTGTAGTTATCCACGATGAAGCGATCACTGCCCCAGAGATGATTGAGTACTGCTGGCTCGACATCGAGATCTCGAATGCGCCATGCATAGGCTGAGTAGGTTGTCTCGGTCTGCCACTCAGCACGATCTGGTAGAGACTTCACTTCATCATCAGTAAACCTGCCACAGTGACCATTCTTAAGAACGAATGCCCACTTGATCGTCATCTTGCGAATGATGAGTTGATGACCCTTGTAGGTCTCTTCGGTGTACGAGATCTCCGAGTACTGCATCTCTGCAGTGTTACCCAACGACTTGCGGTTAAGCCAACTTGAGTACCAGACACGACCCTCTTCTGGTGAGTAGTCCTTGATCTCATAGAAGTTCTTCAACCGCTTTAAGTAGAATGAATCAGTCATCGCACCATATCCCTTGCTTCTAGAACCTTCTCCACTATTACTTGCATCGTAGACAGATCGAGATCGAATCGATATGTCGGAATGTATTCGCCTTGATCATTGCGCTTGCTACGGCTTGAGAGTTCGATCGAGTCAACTCGATTGCCGATGATTGTCCGCAGTGAATCCTTGACTGCCTTAGCAACGCGATCAGCACGCTCCTGCAACTCGCGCTCTAATCGCTGGCGATCTTCACGCTCTTTGCGCTCCTGCTCTACACGAAGGCGTTCCAACTCTTCTGCCTTGACCCAACGCTCCTCCATGCTGGCGTACTCAGCAACGATGTCCTGAGGTCGAGATATCCAGTAGAGAGTGTTAGCACCATACGAATCTGACTTCACTAGATAGCCGACAGATCGAGAGCCCTGAGGGGCTGGCTTGAATGTCGCATCATCTGGGTTCTCAGATCGATACACCTCATAGGCATACTTATTGAGACTGACCAGTTCTGCCTTAGCCAGATCGCGCCGTTGAGCCCTCTCTGGATTCTTCTTATCAGACGATGAGTAATCCCATGAAGGAATTACTCCGTACACGACACCGACTTTGAGATCGCCTTGCTTCATTGATCGCTCCTTACGCGTTAGTGAGTCTGCGAGAGATCGCGTACTTCACGATCGCTCTTGCCATGGTGATGAGATCGAATGGGTTGGCAACTACTGCACCGATCTCACAGTTGTGAGCCTTCTCTGCAGTGAGTACGACCTCTTCATTCTTCTCTGGGATATAAGCGAATGCAGTCAGCACGCCAGACTGACCCATGCGCTTTATTGCATCTTCATTCGTAGTCTGATCTCCGTACCACTCGCCGTCAGTGATCACGAAGAAGATCTTGATCTTGCGAGCACTCTCTGCAAGCAACTTCGTTGCGTACTTGATCGCTTCATCTGGGGTAGTGCCACCACCACTGAATGAATCTCGAATCTGAGAGTTTGCCTTCTCGCTTGCGCGATAGAGGAGATGAGTCTCGTCAGAGAATGCGATCACTGTCGTGCTGGCATCGATGCGATCGAGTGCTCGCTTGATTGCGTACATCGCACGATTTGCATTGGCGATCTTGCTACCAGACATCGAGCCAGAGTGATCAATAGCGATCACGCATTCGATGTCAGTCGCATCTTCACGACCTTCATTCCATTGGTCGAAGATCGTGTCGAAATCATCGCCACGCATATATCGACCGACACTCAAGCGACCAGAGTTCTCGTATCTATCCCATGCTGGGTCGAATGAGGCACGCAGGCGTTCGAGTTCACGACCGAATGATCGTGATGCATCGACTGTCACTGAGTCTGGTGAGATCTCGCTATAGCGGGCACGCTCTGGCTCTTGTGAGTTATTCGATGTGAGAGTGGGCTGACCACTGATGACTCGAAGAATGTCGTTGATCTCCTGAGCGATACCTGACTCGCTAAGAATCTCTTCGAGCATTGTCGAGATCATCTCGCTGGCATCAGCACCAGCCGTTG